AAGCTGTCCATTTTACCAGGTTTGTAAGGCTTATAAGTTACGGACTCCCCGTCTAAGGTAAAGGAAAACATCCGTGGACGTGCCGCATCTTTAAATAATCCGGCAATATTCCCATTCTCGGCAACATCAAATTTAAGCACAACAACTGGGGCGTTATAGGCGAAGTTCATTGACAAAGTTTGGGCGATAAATAGCTTCATTTGGGCTTCGGTTGGTGCAGTTCCTCCCCCACCATTTCCCATTGCTACTTCATCTTCGTCAACCCGATACAAAGAACTTGGTTTTGATTTCAGCATGATTTTACCTTTTATAAATAGAAACCTTGTGAGTTAATCACAAATAAAAACCTTGTGAGCTAATCTTCTCAACTAACTCCATGTCCCACGTCACAACATTTTCTGTTAGTGAGACTAAGTTACAAACAACGCCATCAGGAGGGTAATAAGTAGTATCGGCTCCAACTAGATAGTCAACCCCTTCCCCTTTCAATTGCACCTCTAAATAACGCCGTGAAATCCCTTTAACTGAATAGGATCTAGTTATCCCCTCCACTGAGCTTAGGTTTTCAATCCCCTCCTTGTTTGGGAATTGTTTTTGGATAACCGGAGTTGGGGAAATCTCCAAATATTCGTACCCATCGCCCACTCTTGTGCGAACGACGAGGTTTTGAATGTTGGGATTGCCAAATCCCCCCGCAAGGGGAGAGATTCGGTCTCTTAGGGCTGTCATTTGCTCAACGAAAGATTGACTCATTTCTTCTCTTTAGGAGCGTGAGAAGCCGGGGCGTGGTCTGATTTGTCTAGCTTCTCGTTAATTTCTTGTAACACCACGTAAATCGCTGCCATAGCTTGCAATTCTGGGGAAGCAGGAGTTACCATCCCTGCAGAAGTAACTCGACCATTATCAACTGAGAAATCAGGGAATTGTACTTTCATAAAACCAAAATAGGGGGAGTGAAGATAGTATTGCGGAGGTGGATATATTGCCTCCCGTAAGTCGTTAAAGACCAATCATTCTCGGAGCCAGAAGGTGTGGAACTCCCTGACCCCGATGCGATTCCCGTAACACTAGAGGCAATATCCGCCTGTTGGAACCAATCAACGCTGATTCGATGGGCAGCAATCAACATAATTCCATCCGTTCTCTTGGGATCTGCCCAACCAGCGCAGTAATTATTCTCGGCAAAGTTTAAACTGTATTGAATCACAGAAGATTCGACCACAGCGAACTGAGGATAAACCGCTAAAAAATCGGAAGGGAGAACCATTTACTACCCCCGGATGTTCATAGTATTGACTGATTTGATGTTCTTGATTTGCTCTGCTATTGCCCTAGAAATAGCGGGACGACCTTCTCTTTTCTCAGATCGTTCTAACCAATCAATATCGCTAGAATTGCGAATCAGATCGAGGGCATCTTTTTCAATATAATCAAGGGTTGTTTCAGTGGGAAACTTCCCTTCCTCTAGGGTAGGAGAGATTACTCTAAAGGCTCCACAATTGACAAGCTGCAATCCGAGAGGATGCCGAATAATATACTCATAGTCCTCGTCGGGAAGTTCTAAATTAGTCCCAGGAAGAATCCAACTCCCCCGTGTTTCTACCGCATCTAAGGAAGTTTTCTTGGTTCCCCCACGATTAATGGGACGGGAAAAACGAATCGGCGAAGTGATAGCCTCCACTGATATTCCATAGGGAATGCGTGGATTGTGAGGATTTAGTTTGGGGTCAAAGATGATAGTTTTAGACATTTTTATTCAGGTAATACTACAACGTGCATGGAGAATGGGCGTTTGAGATCAATTCCCCCAAACTTAAACTTGGCACCACGCCAGAAAGAATCAACACCAATGGGACGAGTATCAGTCCACTTTAACGGTTGATAAATCTTAGCAGAGACTTTTTTGGGATCTCGACGGAAAGCCTGAATAAATCGGGTGGGAGCTAAACCAATCGACTCTAAATAGTCAGGAGCCATCTCGGACACAACGCCGACTTCTTTGATATTAGGGTTGACTTTTAAGAAATGCTCTAACACCGTACGATCCAATGCGGATGTGCCGATTTGAATAATATCCGAGGAGAGGTGTTCGTAAGTTTCCGAATCCATCAACAATGTGTCCGGCTTCTCTCGGTTATTGGTCAGCCGAGTCGGAGCATTAACACAATCATTTAATACACTCAGTTTTTGCTGTGATGTTGCTGACCCGTTCAAAGGGAAGGGAGCATAAGACCGCAGCGCTTGGGGATGATTCAAGAAACCGGGCATTCCGGTTTCTAAATCCCCGTTTGCCACCAACTGATTGATTTTTTGTTGTGCGGCTTCTTGAATTGTCCAGATTTTGTCTTCTTCAATACTCTCGCCCATCCGACTAACAGCCGCGATATCATCCTCAGAGACGCTATAGCCTTGTCCCCATTTATGAATCGGCATCTTCATCTCGCCATAGACCAGTTCCACTTCGGGAAGGTCTGTGGTGTAGTTTCGGATTAACTTGAACTGCCCAACGTGGCGGAGCCACCGATACCCCCAGGTTTTTGCCCAGGGCTTGTTTTGGATATTCAGAGGGCAAATGACTCCAGCAGCGAAAGGATAGTCCGCAAGGTCAAATTCCTTATCTATCTGAGCCTCTAAATCCATCAGAGAGCCAAAGAACGTGCCGATTTCATCAGCATCTAACCTTGTAGTCCCAGAAAAGTTCATCATAGTTTATAAATTCTTTCTATACAAATTAGGGAACATTGAAGCCGATCAAAACGCACACCGCACCAGTGCTAGTGACTACGGGGGAACACTTGAACTCAGCCTTCGTGGAGATATTAATCGTGCCACTTGTCACCTTTGTTGCTTTCCCCTCGTGTCCCGCAGCAATAGAGACATAGACGGCATCATTAATTGTGATATCCGTCTCGACACATTCAACCCAGATCCCTGACGATTCTCCTGTCCGGTCAACCACGTCCATCACATCTTGATATGGGTAAGTCGTTCCACCATAGCTTGCACCTTGATTTATCAAAGGCTGCATTTCGATATCTTTGACGATTCGAGTAATGCCCAGGATTACGTCAGTAGTAGCAGTAGGAAGCCCTGCAACTTTGGGATCGGTTTCAGTGTTTGCTCTGGCGACAAACCGACCGAAGGGGACAGGAAGAGGTATGGTCATCGCCGTAGTTACAGTTGCCGTTAAACTAGCACCAGTAACTACCAGGATGTTCTCGATACCATATTCCAGTGCCGTGAATAGCACGTTATTCCCACTAACACTTGCAATCCCCCGTCGCCCAAAAGCAGGGTTTATTCGGATTGCATTCAATAAACCAGCTTGCAGTTCCGCTTGAGTGGCACTAGCGTCGGTTGTAAAACGTGCCGTACCTAGTCCGTTGTTTAATTTGACGGTATATGTAGTGCTAGAAGTGGGGGAGGCAGGAACCGCCAGAGTCCAGACCTCTTTAACAGCATTCTTGACAGAAACAAGGGCTTTGACCCTCGGAAAATTAATAGATCCCTCGCCCATGCCAGGAGTCGCCCGATCAAATTGAAGATTGTAATTGTACCGCATTATCTAGTAAACCCCGTGCGTGTTTTTCCTATCGTTAAAGGCTGCTTATAGGCATCTACCCGTCGTCTTTCCCATTCGGTGAGTTCATCTCCGTAGGTAGATTGAGCAGGTCTTTTGAGTACCGAATCAAGGCGATGGGAAAACTCCTCCGAGTCTCCATCGTCTCCGCCTTCTTCCTCCTCGTCATCCCCTTCTTCTTCGTCACCTGGATCGGTAGAAGAAGAATCATAATTCTCCTGAATGTAGGCAAAAACCCCGTCTACATAAGAATCGGATCGGAACGTCAAATCCATATTGGGTTCAATTTCAGCCAACAAAGTGCGCTTGATATCGCTAGTGGAGAAGCCACTATCAAACCGAGTGTCAGAGAACCCTGGTAACAAACTGTCGGCTTCCTTCCAAATCGCCAACAGATCCCCGATTGAATCACCCCTGTAATCACTCTCGCCTTCATCGTCACCATCAGCACGAGGTTTGGACTTTTTTTTCTTTCTGGAAGTCATGGTTTCTTTTTCTTCCATAACCTCCTCATCTTCCATCATTTCTTCATCTTCATTGTCCTCATCTTCCATCATTTCTTCATCTTCGGGAACAAAAGACATCATTTTCTTTTTGCCCCCATCAACACGGACGTATTGCCCCATGTCGTTCCGGTAATAACCTAACTCACCAAGGACATTGTCAGCATTGTCCACAATGATTTCCAGGTTATCCAACCGAAACTGGTAGTTCTCTTGTGCGGCTTCTAGCTTCCGATTCTCCCGAATCGTAGCGTCAAACCGTGTAACAAGCGAATCGTGGCGTTCCTTTAATTCTTTTAATTCACGGAATCGAGTACCACTAATAGAAGCGAAAACTTCAGGGATTCCTGAATATTCGACTCCATCGCATCTAATTATTGCCATGCGCTGTTCATTATCTCCATTATCTTTGGTTTTGTTGGGGTTACTAGGGTTTTCAACAGCTTGCCCTGCAATAGCTTGCCCAATCCCCGCAGCACTATCTAATCGGAGACGGGCATCTTCTCCTGCCCTTCCTCGGCTCGTTAAAGCCAAATGGTTAGCACGAACATTAATCTGTTCTCTGTCATAGTGTTGACCATTCCATACCCCTGCCCCTTGTTTGATATCGCAGGTATATCCCGCAGACAACTGTTCCTTTTCCCTTGAATCAATTAGGGCGATCGCTTTAGCATCAAAAAACGACACCAAGCCTTCGATCACCCCTTCAGCCTTGTTGTAATAAGCAGAAGAATCAGTCATCCCGACTGCGTAATCCTTATAACTTTCGCTATTAAGAAGCCCAACATGGGGATGTTCAATTACCAGGGGGAGGAGCTTAAAACTCTCCACTGTGGCTAGTTCTGCATTGGTTTCCGGTCTCCTGAGTTCGTGGACTATGGAGCCATCAGGCTGACGATATTCCAACACCCCATCACGACAAAAAGACCCCTCACAATGGAGGCGACCATCATCAGTTCTGATTACCCTAAATTTAGCTGGAGCATCAAGCCTGATTTCAACCATTTCTCAATACAAAAAAATAATTCTTGTTAAAGAATAACGCACCTTATCAGTCATTTAAAGATGGTGTAAAAAAATAATTTCTATATAAGAAAATCGACTAAAATTAAACCAATGATTTAGATATAAATAATGACTACTATCAAAAGAGAGTATCCTTCTAAGAAGACACTAGGATCTGGTGCGTTGGCTCCCTATCGCGCTCTTGGTCGGTCAATTCGACGGGATCTTATAAATGCAAATTTTGGGATGATGGAATTTAGTGAAAAAAGTGGATGGGATTGGCAGACAATTCGACGGATTTTAATGGGGGAGCGGCGGACGGATTTCGTAGAACTATTGATTATCGCTTCGTTAATTTCTGAGGATCAATCGGAGGCAGAACGATTGATCCTTGCTTGGACTAAGGAAACTTTAAAGATTATTGAGCAAGAAATCCCTCAAGAAATCAACCCAGGTCTTATTGATAAACTTGTCGAGATCAACGAAGAGAACCCTTTAGAATAGCGATAATCTCCCTGCGATCGCGTTGACTTACTCCTAAAAATTGACGTTTAGGCATTTTCTTAGTGCCTTCTTGTAAATAGGAGGCATAGGGCAATGGA